ATGGCGAGAAAAACACACCCATTAACCACAGTGCAGATCAAAGCAGCCAGACCAGCGCAAAAGGAGTACACCCTGCAGGACGGCGGAGGGCTTTTTCTCCTGGTCAAACCGTCTGGATCAAAACTCTGGAGATTTTCCTACTACCGACCATCGGACAAAAAAAGAATATTGCTGAGTTTTGGATCGCTTGAAGATGTTTCCCTGGCTGATGCCAGAAAACGCCGTAGCGAGTACAGGACGTTAATCAGTGCCGGAACTGACCCGCAGGACCACGAGAGGCAAAAAAGAGAGACAGAGGCCCGAAGACAAGGGAACACGTTCGAAAATGTGGCGGCGGCATGGTACCAGGTGAAAATCAGCCAGAATCTGGCCCCCAACACGATTAAAGACATCTGGCGTTCGCTGGATAAATATGTATTCCCGTTCATCGGCAACACGCCAATAGATACCCTCACCGCCCGAAGGTTCGTTGAAGTGCTTACCCCCATCAAGGAGCGCGGCAACCTGGAAACACTCAAGCGGGTTTTACAGCGCGTTAATGAGGTAATGGATTACGCCGCCAACAGTGGGCTGATTGATGCCAATCCGGCTATGAATGTGCGTAAGGCGTTTCCCTCACCTGTAAAAAAACATATGCCAACAATCCGCCCCGAACAGCTGCCGGAGCTTATGCAGGCTTTATCAGTATCGGCAACAGAACGGCAGACCAGATTACTGATTGAATGGCAGTTACTGACCGTAACCCGTCCCGCCGAAGCGTCATCAACGCGGTGGGATGAAATCAACCTGGACGCGAAGCAATGGACGATACCTGCCGGACGCATGAAGATGCGCAGGGATCACGTTATCCCGCTTTCCGGTCAGGCTATGGCGGTGCTGGAGGCCATGAAACCAATCAGCCACCACCGCAATTACGTTTTCCCAAGTCTGAAAGACCCACAGCAGCCGATGAACAGCCAGACAGCTAACGCAGCATTGCGGCGTATGGGATTCGCTGGCGTGCTGGTGTCTCATGGATTACGCGCCATATTCAGCACAGCAGCGAACGAGGAAGGATTCGAGCCGGACGTAATAGAGGCGGCACTTGCCCACGTCGACACCAACGAAGTTAGACGGGCATACAACCGGAGCAACTACATAGAAAAACGCATCGTGCTGATGCGCTGGTGGGGCGAATTTGTCGAGGCTGCGGCGACGGGCGTAACCCTCGCCAGTGGTAAAAGGGGTATCCGAGCCGTGTAGCTGTACAGAAAACCAGTAAAAACTACGAAAACCATGTAAAACCGTCGTATAATTGCATCAAATTTAACGACAAGGCCGTGAAACATGAAACCGTTAAGATGCAAAAAAATATCAGATGCAATTGCGACGGGCTGCAACTGGCCCTGATGGTTCAGCATGAATTTTGGTCAACCTACGATCCGGAGGACAGAACGACGGCCCCATCAAAAAAACAGGTAGTAGATTTTCTGGTATCCCGTGGCGCTTCCAGAAATCTGGCGGTAAGTATTGATAAGGTCGTACGTCCGGCATCTATGAAGATCGGAGGCAGGCCCAAAAAATGGCGGTAACAATCCTGGAAGCGGCAGAAATGCCGCTTTTTTTATAATTCCATTTCAAATCATCAATATAAAAAACGGTGTATACCGTTTAAAAACGGTGGGAACTGTTTTTACCCATATCCGATGATTTACCGTATTTGTCACCGGAATACACCGGATTCACAAGGTAAATCACGATGGAAGCAATCAGAAAAATTATCTTTCGCCAGGAAGTAAAAAAAATTATCCACATCAAGGCAGACAGCACGCTGCAAAGCATGATCAACGCCGGAGAATTTCCGCAGGGTTTTCGCGTTGGTTTACGCCGTCGCGGATGGTATGAGGATGATGTGTTGGCCTGGCAGAAAGAACGCGAACAGGAAGCACGCGGAACGGCTGCTTAACGGGTATCACAGATATGACAAACACGAAAAAAGCGGCCCCGATATGGAGCCGCCTTTCTGAACAATTAACCCGCTGCGCCTTATGTGTATATGATCCCAAACATAAGCACGGGGATGATAGCCGCTATCAGGCTGGTGGGCAATGCAATCAGTCTGGTTCAGTTCGTTGCCATACCTGCAATGAGCGCGTTTCCCTGTACTCTTTAAGGAATTGCTCAAGGGCAAAAGCACATGGCGCGAATCTTTCTGATTCATGCTCTATCTTTCTGCGCCGTCTTTTCCGTGCCGGTGATAATGTTTTGGTCAATTCTTTATCGGTCATTGTGTTGTCCTGCATAGCAATGCGCCGTAATACCTCACACCACGGCGCTGATAGTTTTTATCCTTTGGGTTCTATACCGCGCCGCTTTAGTTCAGTACGCCCCAACTCTTTAAGCCAGTTGGCTAGGCTTATGCCGTCGCTCTGTGCTTCTTTATCGAATTGCTCTTTTAGCTCTGGAGAAATTCGCATTCTGAATTGTGGGGATTGCCCGTCCCCTTTAGGGCTTTTATCGCGTTTGATTGTTGACAAGTGGTCACCTATTGAATTAGCCTTTCTATTGTTAGGTGGTCACCTTAACACAAGAGCACTTAAAAAAGCAAAGCCCCGCAAGTGTCATTACCACTCGCAGGGCTTCTAACCAACAACGTAAACTAGGAGCCGTTATGGTTGCCGTAAATCATATACCACACCTTGTACACACACAAACGGCCTTTGTGTGGCGTTTTCTGGCCCTGAATATCGGAGAAAAAAACCGCTTGATCGCCACCAGCAAAAATGGCTATGATTCCCGCGCACCTCATAAAACGGGTGTCGGGATTAGCCTCCTGAAAACAACTGAAGCGCACAGCACGCGCCCCGCGTGTTTTTTTGTGCCGCATAGTCACACCTTATCAATGGTGGGCTGTACGGGGGCGGAGCAATCCGCGCCGGTTTCTTCAGTGTCCGGTAAGGCTAACCCTGTACAGTCCGCCACCAGCGAAATTAGCCTTTTGCGTGGCGGTTATCTTAACCACACTGAGGAGGCTGCCAACATGGCTACTATCCCTACCCTTGTACATTCTCAAACCGCATTTATCTGGCGCTTTATCATCTTTGGCGCGTCAGAATCTCAAATCATCCACGTAACCGCCTGGACGGAACGCGAAGCGCGTAGCCGTTGCCCGTCCGGTTGTATTGCGGTATTCGCCGCCCGTATTCGTCAGGGGGTGTGCCATGCCTGATATGTCAAATTACCAGTACCTGATTAATCCGCATTTTAACTGTGAGCATGATATTGCTAAAAAAGTTTATTCCGCTGCGGATGGGGCTACTGACAATATATCAATGGGTGTTGCGTCAATTGGTAGCCTGATGTGGCATGCGTCAGAAAATGAGGACTATGACGAAAAGGCCATGCGCATTGATATGGGTAATATCGGTTTGTTACTGGCAATGCTTGGGCAGTTTGATATTTCGTTACGGTGCACCATTGAAAATGCCACAGATGCATTAAATGCCATAAAGAAAGCGAATACTGATTCAAATCGGGGATAAATAATCATGAGAACATATTTATCTGGCTTGACTGCCAGCGGTTATGCACACCCCAAAATTATCCCCGGCGCTATTTATCTGGATAAGAACGGTAACAGAGTAACGGTAAAAGAACTGATGTTTGACCGTGTTTATTTTATCCGTGATGGATATTCATTTCTTAGTTCGCTGAACGTGGAGATCTTTATTTGCAGATTCCGGCGGGAAATCCCGACTTCCAGAAATAACCATGTGTCACGTGTGGATGTGGATAAAAAACTACAGGAACTGAAAAACATGATTGCCGCGTGGAGAGAGCAGAAATGAAAAAAGCGCCAAATTTAAAACACCAGCCGCGTGACAAAATGACGGAAGTCATCATTTTTGCGGGTAGTGATGCCTGGGCACATGCGAAACAGTGGCAGGAACAGGACGGGCGACTGGCTGGCGATAACGTGCCTCCTGTCTGGCTTGGAGAGCAACAACTTGCCGAACTGGATAAGCTGCAAATTGTGCCGGAAGGCCGAAAATCAGTACGCATATTCAGGGCCGGACATCTTGAGCCAGTAATGATCAAGGCGATTGGTCAGAAGCTGGCGGCGGCAGGCGTACAGGATGCAAATTTTTACCCTGATGGAATGCACGGTCAGGAGGTGGAGAACTGGCGCGAATATCTGGCCCGTGAGCGGCAGAATCTTTCTGATGGTCTGGTTATTGAGTTTCCGGTAAAGAAAAAAGATACCGGAAGCCATAGCGATGACGAATTAAAGCCACGCGTTGAAAGTCGCGCCGATGGTGTTTTCTGGGTAACGCCCAAAGTGGATAAGCAGTCAGGCGAAATTATCCGGCCTGAGACGTGGTTATGTTCTCCGCTTGAACTACTGGGAACGGGGACGATCGGTAAAGAGCATTACCGCGTCATGCGCTGGAAAAAATTAGCAAATCATGAAGTCATCACAATGGCGATCCCGTGTGGTGGCATTGGCGACCGTGACGGCTGGCGGTTGCTTAAAGATCACGGGCTGAACGTGACAACAAACGGCAAATACAGGGCTATCCTGGCTGACTGGATGCAGTTAAGCGGAAGCCATGAGGAATGGCAGTTAAGCACAACAACGGGCTGGCATTTTGACGCGTACATCATGCCGGACGGTTCAATCATTGGTGATTCTGAAAAACCGATCCTGTTTACCGGAAAAAGTGCCGCTATTAATGGCTATTCGGTTGCGGGTACGGCGGAGGGCTGGCGCGACAGCGTGGCGCGGCTGGCTGGTGGCAATCCGTCCATGATGCTGGGTATTGCCACGTCACTGGCAGCACCGTTGATTGGCCTTGTTGGTGCTGACGGCTTCGGGGTACATCTTTTCGAACAGTCATCGGCAGGGAAAACCACCACGCAGAACATCGCATCAAGTTTATGGGGAGAGCCAGACTCACAACGGCTGACCTGGTACGGCACAGCGTTAGGTATCGCTAACGAGGCAGAGTCGCACAACGACGGGCTGTTACCCTTGGATGAAATAGGCCAGGCCGGAAACGCGCGGGAGGTGTCCACGTCAGCCTATACGTTGTTTAACGGTTCCGGGAAATTACAGGGGGCGAAGGACGGCGGCAACCGGGAGATAAAACACTGGCGCACGGTGGCAATCAGCACCGGAGAAATGGACGTTGAGACATTCCTCAAAACGGAGGGGATAAAAGTCAAAGCGGGGCAGCTTGTCCGCCTGCTTAACGTTCCGATGGAAAAAGCCACGCACTTTCACGAATACAGCACCGGAAAGGCGCACGCAGACGCGTTAAAGGATGCCTGGACAGAAAATCACGGGGCAGCGGGTCGTGAGTGGGTTAAATGGCTGGCAGGCCACCAGCAGGAGGCAAAGGATACGGTAAGGGAATGCCGCGAACGGTGGCGCAACCTGATACCGGAGAGCTACGGCGAGCAGGTCCACCGCGTGGGTGAGCGTTTCGCCATACTGGAGGCCGCGCTTGTGCTTTCCGGTCATGTAACTGGCTGGGCCGCGCAGGAATGCCGGGACGCAATACAGCATAACTTTAATGCCTGGGTGAAGGAGTTCGGCACGGGTAACAGGGAATTTAAACAGATGGTTGAACAGGCTGAGGCGTTTTTGTCGTCGTTCGGGTTCAGTCGATACCTTCCTTACCCAAACAGTGATGAACGTGATTTACCGATTAAAGACCTTGCCGGATACAGAAAGGGGAGTATCAGAAATGAAGATGATGAGTTCCGTTTTTACACGTTTCCTCATGTGTTTGAGGGGGAGATCGCACAGGGATTTAACCCGTCCCACTTTGCCCGCGCGTTGAGTGCTGCAGGAATGCTGGAAGCGGGTAACGATCGCCGTTACAAGAAAAAGGCGCTCGGCAAAATTGGGGGGAAGCAGCATGTTTTTTACGTACTGATGTTCCAGCCTGAGGCAGAAGATTACCCCCCCTGTGTGAGGTGAAAAGTTGCGGGTTATGCGGGTTATCCTGTGTATAAGTGCATTAACTACATGAATAAAAAGGAAATTAATAACCCGCACGTAACCCGCAAAACGGCAGTTATAACCCGCAAAAGTGCGATTATAACCCGCAGATGAATAACAGGAAGTGACAGCAAACAGCCACGCGTAACCCGCAGAAAAAAACCGTTTGCGGGTTATTTTGAGCATTTTGCGGGTTACGCCCCGGCTAAACAGTATACAGTTAATTTTGTAATATATTGATATTAAGGAATAAAAAATACTTAGCAAGAGAAGATAACCCGCTAACCCGCATAACCCGCACTGTTTTGTATATATATACGAAAAATTGAGATCTGAACTATGAAGTCAAACCGCAAACAACCACACTACCGCGCTATTGACCTTACAGAGCACTGGCTGAGAGTGGCGATAAAAATCATCGACCGAAACACGGGGAAGGATATGCAAAAGCACATCCCGAACTGATAAGCGCATTCATGACAACGGCGGCGGCAAACTTTGCCACGATGACAGAACGGGAGATTGCCGAAGCGGAACAGGTGACAACCATCAACGTTAAAACCGGAGAGCAGACAGCATGACAGCACAGATAGCGGCTTACGGGCGGCTGGTGGCTGACCCGCAGTTAAAGACCACCAGCAAGGGTACACAAATGACGATGGCTAGTATGGCGGTCCCCCTTCCGTGCAGCCAGGCAGATGACGGAACGGCGACGATGTGGTTATCCGTCCTGGCGTTTGGCAGACAGGCCGACGCACTGGCAAAACACCACAAAGGCGAACTGGTGAGCGTGGCGGGTAACATGCAGGTAAGCCAGTGGACAGGCCAGAACGGCGAAACGCGGCAGGGCTGGCAGGTTATCGCAGACAGCGTAATCAGTGCGAGAACGGCGCGACCGGGCGGCAAAAAAGGCCAGCAGGGGCAGGCTACTGACGCACTGAACAGGGCAAAACAACAGGCGGGTAACGATGATCCGTACGGGGATAACATACCGTTTTAAGCGACGAGTGACAGAAGCCGGAGCAATCCGGCTTTTTTACGGGTTCTCCTGGCGGGGTGGGCCTGAACACGGGGCGGGAGGCGCGGAAAAAAGCGCATTTTTGTGATTTTATCGTCATCATCATCATGAGCGTAATTTATTGTTTTTAATTGTTTTGATGCAAAAAAGATGATGGTTGTGGTTAATTTTTGTTCGACATCTTTGCAGGCAGATAAAAAAGCCCGATAAGGTCAGAGGTGGCTTATCGGGCTTTTGCATATGAGGTTTTTTGGTGCACTGACACACATGATCGGGATAATCATTTCATAATTTGCAACACAACTCAATATCATTGCACAAAATGCAATCATGATTATAATCATAACTGGATGAACATCCAGTTATGATTTTTTAAGTCAAAGAGGAATTTCTTACTATGGCTGAAGAGAAAAAAGGCGGTATTTCGGTGTACATAAGCCCCGACATCGTGAAGGCGCTCAAGGAACGCCACCAGCAGAACGTAAAAGCAGGCATTGCGGCAGGACTTGATCCGCTGGCGATGGTTGAGCCGTCAACAGGCTGGCAGGTACGCGCCTATTTACGCGCGGCGCTGGGTATGAATCAGGTTCACGGGGGTGAATAATGACAGTAAAAGCAATATCACTTAACACTAACCAGCTTTTTGCGTACCTGAATCGCGAGGATATTGCGGAATTTAAATTCAGTCCGCTGTTTACCGCGCTGTTTTTCCCGAACGTGGCGACATTCAACACACAGGACATCATGTTAGATAACCTGGATATTGAAGAAGTCACTATGTCGGCGTTTTGTTCGCCTATGGTGGGTAGCCAGGTTCAGCGCGATAAAGGGTACGAAACAAGCATTATTCGCCCTGGCTACATGAAGCCAAAACACGAAATCGATCCATTAAAAACAATAATGCGCATGGCTGGAGAAGATCCAGCACAGCTTAACGACCCTACCTACCGCCGTATGCGCCTGATTACTGGCAACATGCGCCGCCAGATAAACGCCATTAAAGCGCGCGTGGAATGGCTGGCGGTAAATGCGGTAACGACCGGAAAAAACATCATTGAGGGCGAAGGCATAGAGCGCTATGAAATCGACTGGAAGATACCGGAAAAAAACATCATAGAGCAGGCCGACGGTAAAAAATGGTCAGAGCAGGACAAAGACATACACGACCCAATCTATGACATTGAGCTATACGCAGATCAGGCAGGTTGCCCCGCAAACGTCATGATTATGGGCGTTGATGTATGGCGCATGTTACGCAGCTTTAAAAAATTCCGTGAACTGTACGATCTCTCCCGTGGTTCAGAATCCGCCGCAGAGCTGGCATGTAAAAACCTGGGCGAAGTGGTGAGCTTTAAAGGCTATCTTGGTGATCTGGCCCTTATCGTCTATTCCGGCAAATACACTGACAGCGACGGCACAGAAAAATATTTCCTTGAGCCTGATTTGCTGGTCCTGGGCAACACCAACAATAAAGGGCTGGTGGCCTATGGTGCGATTATGGAACAGGAAGCGGTAAGAACGGGCGCAACGCAAAACATGTTTTACCCGAAAAACTGGATTGAGGACGGCGATCCGGCGATTGAGTACGTGCAGACGCACAGCGCACCGCAGCCGGTTCCGGCAGATATTCGCAAATTTGTTACCGTCAAAATTGGTTAACGGGGGGATTCTATGGACACTCCATACATTGAGTTATTTGCAGGCAGTCAGCAGGTATCCACGACGCTGGTACATTTTGCCGCTGATGCTGGCGTTATTCAGGAATTTACCCCGCTGATGCTGGCGGACAATGGCGAGTTTAAGCCGTGGGATGGTCAGGAATCTGGCAAGGCTGTTTATCTGACTTCGTACCCCGTGGACACGTCAAAGCAGAAATCAGCACAGTGTTACAAGACGGGGATATTTAATATCGCCGCCGTAAACTGGCCTGAGAGCGCCGACACTGACGCGAAAAAATGCGCCGCCTTTGCGGGTTCTGGCGTATCCGTTCAGCCGCTGGCGCGATAAGCAGGGGAAACGATGGCAACGAATGAAAGCATCATGGCGCTACCGCTGGCGAGTAAATTTAAAGCAGAAGCGCGGGCAATGGCTGACAGAGGTTTATCAACCTACGAGGCCGTATATCAACTCAACAAACTGGAAGAACAGGACAAGCCGCGCGCTGATGCGATTATGGCGCTTCATGAACATAACGACTATCAGCCGCTGTTACGTGCAATGGCAAACGTGCCATGTATTAGCGTCGATAATGCTCGTGAAATCCTGAACATGACCATAGAGCAGGAGCGCCCAAAGGTTGCACCAGAGCTTACCGCAGCCTTTGAAAACTTTATGGACATGCACAGCCCGCAAGCCGTATCAGCTGGCATGGCGTACGATGGCAGAAACCAGGGCGATGACGGCGACATCGATCGCATACTGAAAACCATCTGAGACAAGGCCGGAGAAATCCGGCTTTTTTTTACGGGTCCTTTCCGGCATATGGACCCGTTACGGGGCGGCGACCTCGCGCGTTTTCACTATTTATGAAAATTTTCCGGGATCCATGTCCGGTTTCTCTGCAAGTTAACCATATGAAAAATATAAAAACATGCTTTCTATGAACCGGACATGCGCAAAAAACAGACACTAAAACCGGACATCGTACCCGTTAACCGGAAGTGTGCAAAAATCACACGCATTGCTGCGCGTGATTAACAATTTATCGGCTTTACTGTTCTGTATAGGCTGGGTGGCGTCATGCCGTAGCCGTTCTCCGTGCCAGCATGGAATAATCCGTAGTTACAGAGCGGTAAAGTTAAAAATCACTTTCTGTTACGCCATCAAATACGCGATACAACAACCTTGTGTTTTTACAAAACCATTTGATATCATTTAATTTTTTCACATTAATGACATCAAAATACATCGTAAGGTTGTTGTATTTATTTTATTTTTACCTTACTTATCAATTAGATATACCAAACAATTAAACAACAACCACCCCCTCAAAAAATCTCATAAATAGCGAAAAACCGCGAGGTCGCCGCCCCGTAACGGGCCATAATTCCAGGAAGGACCCGACGACACCAGACTATCAGAACGATGGGGGCACAATGACAGAAGCCGAAATACTGGGATTAATCCGCCGCGTTGCCGGAATCAGCCAGCAGGTTGACGAACAGGCCACGCAGCCGGACAGCGTGACCGCTGAAAATTATGCGCGTGTTGTTGCGGAGGTGATGCGCCGTGATGGTATAGAACTTAATGGCGTGGATATGCGCAACATACGAACCAGAGTTCTTGAGTTGCTGGCCTACCGTCGCCGCGTGGAGATGTATCGGGAGAAGGAGAAAATAACGTACCACTGGAAGAAGCCGGAGCGGTTGCGGCGGTAA